AGACGACTGGTCAAACTTGGTAGTTATCGATCCAGAATTTTACAGAGCAGCGGAAGTCGAGTATCTTTTAGGGATTCCCACTAAAGCAAAAAGAAAACTTGGTTGGAGCCCTAGGATAGACTTTAAATCGCTTGCAGAAAGAATGGTAGCCCACGATGTCAAAGAGGCGGGATTACAGCGATCCAGTATACAAACAGTTTAGACGAGAAGTCTTAAAAAGAGACAAATTTACATGCCAGATGTGTAATAAAAGAGGGAAGCGTGTTAGGCTAAATGTTCATCACATAATGAAGTGGAGTTCAGCTAGTACACTACGTTACGACGTAGATAATGGTATTACACTTTGTAGGGGGTGTCACAAAGACGTTACAGGCAAAGAATCACACTATATGTCATATTTTTCAGAAAAGGTAAGGAGAAACAAGAAATGAATTTTTTTAATTCACAAGAGAAGCCGGAAGAGAAACCGGAAGAGATGCCAACAGTAGAGGTGCCAGCAGCAGAGGCACCAGAAGAGGCACCAGCAGAGATGAGTGGAGAAGCCCTCAGAGACGCATTGCTGAAAGCGACAGAGGATGTGTCTCCCAGTAACCCCGTGGACGTTTGTGTTCCTGACGGGCTCAGTGAGGACGTTTGGGTTCCTGTTTTTAACGACTGTCATAATAGACAGGGCAATTTTGCTCACTTGGGCGTTCATATTAAGGCATCCATGTGTCAAGACAACGGTACTGTGCTAACCATCACGGACGCTTCTGAGACGATGCCAAAACCACAAGCCATGCCAAAGCCTATACCGCCAAAAACATGGCCAGTCGGACCCGCTGAACCACTCCCAGAAGAAGACAGTGAATAATTACACAGTCATAAAAGACACACGAGAGCAAGACGGCTGGTTTTTTTCTCCATACGATAAATGTGAGGGTATGTCATTAGGAACCCTTCATACGGGCGACTACACAATAAAAGGATTTGATGACGTTGTGTGTGTGGAGAGAAAGGCTTCCGTTTCTGAGATAGCTATGAATCTGGGAAGAAAAAAGAAACCATTCCAAAACGAAATGGAAAGAATGAAGGACTTCCAGTTCTCTTTTATTATATGCGAGTTCGACATGGAGGATATTTTAAAATATCCAGAAGGGTCTAGAGTGCCTCAAAAGGCGAGATCTAAGGTTCGTGTCACAGGAAAGTATCTACTAAAGTGTTTAATGGAATTTCAAATTTGGTATGATACGAAGATTATATTTTGTGGCAATAAAGACAATGCGTTTTTAGTTTGCAACAGCATCTTTAAACGTCTCAATGAATTATTTCACACGAGGGACAAAGATGAAGTATCCCAAGAAAGCGAAAATAACGCTTCCTTCTGAGGTTTATGTCTTAGGACATAGGTATACGATAGAATCAATGACGGCCCTTCTTTTTAAGGAGAGAGAGGCGTATGGAGACTGTTGTAATGAGCAAAAGAAGATTAGGGTGTATTGTGGGGTTGCCGAGTCTGTAATAAGAGATACTATGGTTCACGAAGTTCTACACGCCATGTGGTCTCTTTGCTATCTAGAGGGGTGTAATGAAGAAAATACGGTTTCTCGTTTAGCGACGTCTTGGATAGGATTTTTAGACGATCCTAGAAACAAAAAAGTCAAGAAAATAATTATGGAAGGCTTCGATGATAAACCAGAATCAGAGGCTTGATGACGCTTGGTTAGATATAGAGGTAGACGAGTCTTCATTATTCAATCCGATGGATTTTGTGATGCAGGATGACGACAACGAAGATCTATTGAAACGGCTCGCTTGGTTGCTAATGAGACCCGAATATTTTTCATTTGCCGCTAAGTATATACTAAATATCCAGCTATCCCAGTTTCAGTCGTTGCTGCTTCATGAATTATGGAACCGAAAGTTCCCCATGATTATTGGTAGTCGTGGTATGGGTAAATCTTTTATGCTTTCGGTTTACCCTCTTCTTCGTGCCTTGTTCATGCCGAAGAGACAAATCATTATTGTTGGTGCTGCGTTCAGACAATCAAAAGTTCTTTTTGAATATATGGATACAATCTGGAAAAACGCCCCTGTTCTCAGGGATTTGTGTGCGACTGGAAGCGGACCAAAGAGAGATGTAGACAGGTGTGTGATGCATATTGGCGAAAGCCGTATTACATGCCTACCGCTTGGCGACGGAAGCAAAATCAGAGGCCAAAGAGCCAACGACATTATTGCCGATGAATTCGCCTCTATTCCTAGAGACATTTTTGAAAACGTTGTGGCTGGTTTTGCCGCTGTCGCATCCTCTCCAATTGAAAAAGTAAAGCAAAAAGCCAAAGAAAAGCTTGCTAAAGAGCTTGGCGTACCAGCCGGTAAACCGGATCCAGCATCTTGGATGGATAAGTCAAACCAGATAATTCTTTCTGGGACAGCCTATTACGACTTTAATCATTTTGCCGAGTATTGGAAAAGATACCACGCAATTATTTCCAGCAGAGGCAACATCTCCAAGCTACAAGAGGTGTTCGGGGGAGAGGTTCCAGAAGACTTTGATTGGACGGAATACTCTATCATACGAATGCCTGTAGACAAGCTTCCTGACGGCTTTATGGACGCGGGACAAGTAGCAAGAGCCAAAGCGACAGTACATACGGGGATTTACAACATGGAATACGGTGCGGTGTTTACAACAGATAGCCAAGGCTTCTTTAAACGTAGTCTAATAGAATCGTGCACCACTTCTCCTTCTACCCCCGTTATTCTTCCCTCTGGGGACATTTGGTTTGAGTCTTCTTTACGTGGAGAGTCTGAAAAAAAATACGTATTTGGCGTTGACCCCGCCTCTGAAGTTGATAATTTCAGTATTGTTGTTTTAGAAGTAAACGCTGATCACCGCAGGGTTGTTTACTGTTGGACTACCACGAGACAACAGCACAAAGATCAACTTAGATCAAAAATAGTTGACGAAGATGACTTTTATTCCTACTGTGCCAAAAAGATCAGGCAGCTAATGAAGGTGTTTCCCTGTGTCGAAATAGCCTTGGATGCTCAGGGGGGCGGTATAGCGGTGATGGAGGCTCTGCACGACAAGGACAAAATAGGAGAGGGAGAATTACCTATTTGGCCTGTTGTTGAGGATAAGTCTAAAGATACAGATGATCATGCTGGTCTTCATATTCTTAGACTTTGTCAATTTGCTAGAGCTGATTGGCTTGCTGAGGCAAACCACGGGCTGAGAAAAGATTTTGAAGATAAAATTGTGCTGTTTCCCTACTTTGACTCTGTTAGTCTGGGTATAGCTTCGGAAACGGATAAAGCGTCTGGAACACATTACGATACTCTAGAAGATTGTGTCATGGAGATAGAAGACCTAAAAGACGAATTGTCTATGATTATTATGACACAAACATCGACCGGAAGAGAAAGATGGGATACCCCCGAGGTCAAAACGGGAACGGGGAGAAAAAGCAGAATAAGAAAAGACCGCTATTCTTCTTTGATCATGGCAAACATGTCGGCTAGACTAATTTCAGTGGAAAGAGAAATGCCTAATCACGCTTTTGGCGGGTTTGCCGAACAGAACGCTTCCATGTTCTCTAATGACCAACTTTTTCAGGGGCCCGCTTGGTTTACTGATAAGATACAGAACTTATATTGATTTAGAAGATAAGAACCGTTTTTACATAAAATGTGTATATCAATATAATCACCAATACAATCGTCAATGGTATTACAGGATAACAATCGTAATGAAGAAGGTAGTTAGCTTTTCTATATATGGGAATGTACCTTGTTATCAGGTTGGGGCTATAATGAATATTGTAGAGGTCGCTAGGCTTCTGCCGGATTGGAAGTGCAGATTTTACACCACCGACTCCTGCACCTTTTGTAATCAGTTAGAGTATCTGGGTGCGGAAGTTGTAAGAATGAATAACTGGCCAAAAGGCAATATGTTTTGGCGTTTTTTAGCTGTTGATGATACTGATATCTGTATTATTAGAGATGCAGATTCCGTAGTAAACGAGAGAGAAAGAGAATGCATGAAAGAGTGGCTCAAGAGCGATTATCAATGGCATATCATGAGGGATAATCCTGCACATACAGGTGTCCCTATACTGGGAGGCATGTGGGGTTACAGACGTATCGAACATGACGATTTTCCAAATAGGATAGATTTTCGCAAGAGAACGATGAGTGATTACATAGCAGAATGGAGACTTGGGAACAACTGTTCTACAGCACACTACGGTAAAGATCAGACATTTTTGAAGTGGCTATACGAAAACTTTATAAAAAAACATAGCGATATTTTTAGACATGGCCATCAAGGACATCCGTTTCCCAAGCATCCGCAAACCAGATATGCCACCTTTGTTGGGTGCAGCGTCTTTAAGGGTCGAAACTGGAATCCGAACGCCAAACGACTTAACAGTAAACCACCACTGGAGGTAAAATAATGTCAGATCCACTATTTCAAACTTGGGCAAGTGATGCAGAAAAGGGAAAAGTCTACGATTCTACCGACCTAGACGGTTACGATGGTGCTGTTTATCGTTCTCAGGCTCATTATGGATCTAGACAACAAACCTATATAGACGTTGAAACAAATAGATCGGTACGTCCTAGTTTTAGTCGTTCCGATTATGACGCCTTTCGGCCCGGTGAGTCCGTCCCGACCAAACAAAAGCGTATTATGGGAATGTGCATGAATGCCTATGATACGGTTGGCATTATCCGAAATGTTGTTGATCTAATGAGTGATTTTGCTAGTCAGGGGCTTGTTCTTGTTCACCCCAACAGAACAATAGAAAAATTTTATCGCAAGTGGTTTAATCAGGTTAATGGTGTAGATAGGTCTGAAAGATTTTTAAATTATTTGTACAGAACTGGTAACGTTGTTGTAAAAAGACGAACGGCCAAGCTAGATAAAAACAAGGAAGCAGAACTTAGGCGTGCCGCTGGTGCAGACATTCTTATTCAAAAGATGAAGGTCAAAAAGAGAGAAGTGCCATGGGTGTATGATTTTTTGAATCCTGTTGCGATAGACGTTGTGGATGAGGGAATGTTAGCTGTTGGAAAGCCTCAGTTTTACTTGAATATTTCCAAATACACCTATCAGTCGTTGTTAAGGACTTCCACTAACAACCAAAACGTTTTTAAAACGCTGCCTAAAGACCTTCAAAAAAGAATCAAGACCGGTGATCGCAAGATCCCCTTAGATCCCGACAATACCTTCTTTTACCACTACAAAAAAGACGATTGGCTCCTTTGGGCAAACCCGATGATTTATGCTATCCTTGATGACTTAAGTATGCTAGAAAAAATGAAGCTGGCAGACTTAGCGGCTTTAGACGGGGCCATCTCTAGTGTTAGACTTTGGACCATGGGCGATTTTGATCAGAAGATTGTTCCAACCAAAGCGGGCCTAAATAAAGTCAGAGACATTTTAGCTAGTAACGTTGGTGGCGGCACTATGGACTTGGTGTGGGGCCCAGAGCTTAAGTTTACAGAAAGTCAATCACAGGTATACAAATTCTTAGGGGCTGAAAAATATCAGCCCGTCTTGACAAGCATTTATGCTGGACTAGGTATTCCTCCTACTCTTACTGGTGCTGCTGGCTCTAGTGGCGGATATACAAACAATTTTGTTTCCTTGAAGACTTTGGTAGAAAGACTTGAGTATGGAAGAGAAGTTCTGTCGCGTTTTTGGCGACAGGAAATAGAATACGTAAGAAAAGCAATGGGCTTCAGATTTCCTGCTGAGATTCACTTTGATTCTATTATACTATCTGACGAGGCTGCTCAAAAGAATCTCCTTATTCAACTCGCGGACAGAGATATTATATCTCAAGAAACTCTACTCGAAAGGTTCCGAGAAATCCCGGGTATCGAGAAGGTTCGTGTTCGTAGAGAAGGGCGAGACAGAAACAATGATTCCTCGACACCAAGAAAAGCTGGTCCATACCATAATCCTCAACACAAAGAGGACATGGTTAAGATCGGCGTTACAAAGGACATTGTGGACACAGAGAAATATTTTGACAAAATAGGCATTCCTCATCAAGAGATAGAAGAGCAAGATGTGCAGGTGCCTCCTCCGGTCGACGAACCAGTGGATGAACAGGAGCCTGTAGATCCAAAAGAGAAGCCGGTCAATGATAACGGTAGACCTCCTTTTTCTAAAGATACAAAAGAGAGAAAGCAAAAGCGTGTTTTGCCCAGAAGCGGAGAACCGACTAGTGCCACCCTGTGGGCAATACAGGCACAGAGCAAAATCTCGGATGTTATGACTCCTATCGCCTGTTCCCACTTTAAGAAAAAGGACGCCAGAGCCTTGAGTAAACCAGAGGTGGATCAGCTGGAGTATTTAAAGCTTTGTATACTGACGGGGACTCAGCCGTTTGTTGACATTACCCCCGAGCTTGTAAAGAGTATTGTTGAACAGGAGACTAAGCCAAGCCAAGCGTTTAATTTGGCCGTAGAAGATACGGTAAACGGCTTTTCTTCTATTAATAACAGAAAACCCACAACGTTAGAACTGCGACACATACACGCTTCTGTCTACGCTGAAATGTCCTGTTTTGGGTAATATTGAGCCTGCTATCTATTTTTTTGTGTATTATCCGGTGGAGGGGTATTCAATATGAAAATATACCAACATGAAATAAACGACGGTCTTGCTAAAGCGTTGGAGAGTAACAACATTGTTGCTTGCTGTGCGGTAGCAGAATCGTATAAGCCCGATAAAGAGGCTGTTGCTAAGTTAAAAGAAATTTTAGCGTCTAGCCAAGGTGGTGACGAATTAGCAATTGCCGAAAACCAAGACCAGTTTGATTTATACTATATCAAATCTATTTTGGTTAGCACTGGCTGGAACAAAAACGATGACGTTTTTGCCCCGTCAGAGTTGTGGGAAGCAAGAAACACGCCGGAGGACAAGCCCTTCAATTTTATGCATGACGAGAAGGATATTATCGGACATATCACGGCTAATGAAGTTGTGGATTTTGACGGTAACCTTCTTGATCAAGAAAGCGAAGAGATTCCTGACCGGTTTAATATTTTAACAGCCGCCGTTATCTATACTGAATGGTCGGACATCGACCAAAAAGAGAGAATGGAAAAAATAGTAGCGGAGATAGAAAAGGGCGAATGGTTTGTTTCCATGGAGTGTCTTTTTCCTGATTTTGATTATGCGTTAGCTAAAGAAAACGGTGAACAAAAGATACTAAAGAGAGACGAGGCATCAGCCTTTTTAACAAAACATTTAAGATCATATGGAGGAGATGGAATATACGAAGATTACAAGGTGGGGAGGTTATTAAGAAACTTATCGTTCTCTGGTAAAGGCTTAGTTTCAAAACCTGCAAACCCACGTAGTGTAATTTTGGAAGGAAATGACGTTTTTGATGAATCACAAGCACAAACTTTAACCTTATCTTCATCGAAGGAGAATGATATGTCCGAAAGTTATGAAAAGCAGATCTCAGATCTGCAAACGGAGTTAGTGGACGCAAAGGCCGCTAGCGAAGCTCTGAAAAACGAGGTTGTTGCCGAGCAACATGCCAAGTTTGATATTAAAATTCAAGAGCTAGAAGCTACTATTGCAGAGCAATCTGAAAAGATTACCGAGCAAGAAACAGCTAACACAACCTTGACCGAAACGATTGCTGCAAAAGACGAGTCTATTGTTGCAAAGGAAGAGGCTCTCGCCACTAAGGACGAAGAGCTGAACGTTATGTATAAGAAGGAATCCATTATGAAGCGTCGAGCACAACTCGCAGAGATTGGGTTTGATGACGACGAAGCCACGGCAACTGTGAAGGAATTCGATTCTGTCGACGACGAAACGTTCGATAAGATCGTCAGTACCTTTACGATGAAGGCCGGAATGCCTCCTTGGATGAAGGATAAGGACAAAGACGAAAAAGAAGACAAGAACGGCAAGAAGAAAAAGGATGACGACAAGAAGAAGCCAGATTCTGAAGCAAAAGATCATGCAAAGCACGGTCTTGACGAAGAACAAGATGACGCTGAAGCTGGCGAGGAAATCTTGGCTGATGCCGAGGGAACAGAAGAAGTTGCTATTGCTGAAGCTATGGGCGAAGACGATCCCTCAGAGAGTCTACGTGCAGTTGCCAGTGAGTGGCTTGGGTCAGTTTTACAACATTCTAATAAGTAACAAGAAAGAGAAAAGGAGAATTCATAATGGCTCTTAAATCAGACAGAAGTACTCTTCAGACGGACATTTCATTCTTTATGAATGAAGCGGCCACACGGGGTGGAGTTGCAGCTCTTAGTGCTGGAGGCTCAGGTGCCTCCATGGACAACGGTGCTGCTCTCGTTACCTATGATGCCACGCCTTCTGGTGCAGTAGCTCAAGGTTTATTGTTGAACGATATGGTCGATATTGACCTGACTCGCCAACACCTAAACCAACACAAAGACGAAGTTCAAAAGGGTGGTAAGGTTACTCTTCTCACCAAGGGTTGGGTTGTTTCCAACAGTATCGGCGGAACACCCGCCGCTGGTGGTTTAGCGTTTTTAGGACATAGTGGCAATATTGCTACTGCTACATACGCTGCTGGTATGGCGGGCGGACAAGAATCGAAGCATATTGTTGGTCGTTTTACCTCTGGCGTTGACCAGAATGGCTATGCTAAGGTTTTCATCGACCTACCTAATACCAACAATAACCAATAGGCAAGTTCCTAATTAAACACTTTAGGGAACCGTAAACCACCCTAATCTTTCAAGAGTATGGTAAACGGGTACTTTTGAAGAACAGGAGATAGAAAATGTCAAGAAAAGAAAGACCTAGCCCTGAATTTATCGAATTGCTGAAGCGATCTGGCGATTCCGATAAATCCATTGCTATTCAGGCCCAGAGAGAGATCGCTAAAGCACTCGAACTACCCTTACGTAAGGGTGTCGTATACGGCGATATCGTCGGCGGTATTTTTGAGGCTATGCCTCTTGAACCGGGTGCAACCCCTGAGTTCCCATTGGACCTTTTGGCCCCAGGAACCGAAATTGATCACGTCGCATTCACCAACCCCGGCAACGGACGCATTCCAGAGCGTCATGTCGAAGGTGATTACGTCATGATTAACACTTATGGCATCACAAGTGCGATTGACTTCCTACTTAAGTATGCCCGTGAAGCTAACTGGAACGTTGTTGCAAGAGCCATGCAGGTTCTTGAATCTTCCTTCGTGAAGAAAATCAACGACGATGGTTGGCACACACTTCTAGCTGCTGCCGTTGACCGTAATATTTTGGTCTACGATGCAGACGCTGGTGCTGGCCAGTTCACAAAGAGACTGGTTAGTCTTATGAAAACTGTTATGCGTAGAAACGGTGGTGGTAATAGTGTTACTGCTCCGGGTCGCTTAACAGATCTTTATCTATCCCCAGAAGCTATCGAAGATATTCGTAACTGGGGTATTGATCAGTTGGACGAAGTTTCACGACGTGAAATTTATGTCGCCGCTGATGAAGGTGGGCCTCTCACCAGAGTCTTTGGTGTCAATCTTCACGATGTATTCGAATTTGGTGCAAGCCAAGAATACCAATCGTACTTCACCAGCGATCTTAGCGGCTCGCTCGCTTCGGGCGACGTTGAACTTGTTGTCGGTATTGATCAGGGTGCAAGCGATAGCTTTGTTATGCCTGTCAAGAAGGATGTTGAGATCTTCGAAGACGAATCTCTTCATCGACACCAACGACAAGGCTACTACGGATGGGCCGAATTGGGCTTTGGTGTTCTCGATAACCGAAGAATTATCGCTGGCTCGTTCTAAGAATGAGATAGTAATAGTCCTAATAAGGAAAAGTCGCCTCGTAATGGGGCGGCTTTTTTTATTATTTGTGTATAGAGTAATGGAATCCATTATTGTGTACACGAATCAATCATAGGAGTATAGAACATGACCGCAATGTCAAATTACATGGAAAACAAGCTTATTAACCATATCGTGAGAGATACGGCTTGGACGGCCCCCTCGGTTGTTTATGTTGGGCTAGTGGGGCTTTATGATGCCGCTGAATTGGAGGCTGGCACCATCACGAAAGAAATTTCGGGGAATGCCTACGCTAGAGTTAGCGTCAAGGGCGATGCCAAGTGGACCGGCGGGTCGGCCACAAACGGATTAACCGATAACGTTGACGCAATCGAGTTTGTTACTGCTGCTGGTGGTGACTGGGAACACGTTAGCGGACTGTTTTTGTCTAACGCGTCTACTGCTGGAGATGTTATCCTTTATGGAGCATTAACGTCGGTCAAGTTTGTAGAAGACGGAGACCAGTTCGTTATTGCTGCTGGTGATTTAGATATTACCTTTGCCTAACATATAGGAGAATAGGTAATGACTCAATATGCTTACCCGAATGCCATGGAATTGGATCTTGGCGGCTGGGATGATCAAGACGACACAATCTACAGTTTATACGCAGCTATAGATGATACTCAACCACTGACTAGTGGTTCTGATTCTACTTATATATATTCGGAAGACGAATGGGGCACCGAACATATCTGCACGATACCTCTGGGTGATACAATCACAAACCCGGGTCCATCGGCTTCTAGTCATATAGTGTACTTTAGGGTCAAGGGTACTGATGACTCCGGTTGGAGTACGATTCCCGATATAACAGTGGATCTGGTCGAGGGTGCGACAGATAACGACGATGGCACCGTTCATGCTACGACAACTTTTACACCTACTTCTTCTTTTGCCGACCGTAGTCTAGTGCTTGATTCCACAGAGTCGGGCAATATAAGCGATTATACCGATCTTCAGCTACGCTTTACCCGTGCGATGGGTAGCGGTGATTCGGAAATGGCTTTTGTTTCTCAGGCGTATTTTGCGACCCCTGACTCAGCCACTCCTGATTTTCGGGTGGGTGACAGAATCAAGGAAACTGGGACTGGCACAACAGGTGATATCAATCTGGCTGGTGCGGCCACGGGATATCAGACTTTTGTGGCTGGTGTTGGTGATGAAAATGTTACCTATTATGTCATCGAGGATGCAAATGGAACCGCTTGGGAGACTGGGTTAGGAAAGGTTACTGATGCTAGCCCCGATACCCTGTCTAGAGATAGAATAATAGCAAACAGCTCGGGAACCACAAGTGCAATTACGCTTTCTGGCGGTACACACACTATTTTTTGCGGGTCTCCGTCTCGAACTGAAATGTCGGACATTCAGATCAAAACGACAACCTATACGGTTACTCAGGCCGACTCTACAATACTGTGTGATTCTGCTGGCGGTGCTTTTACCGTAACTATGCCGACCGCCGGGCAATTTTATGTGGGCCTAAAATTCCTGATCAAGAAGTCGGTGTTCGACACGAATGTAGTAACCATAGCTAGCAGCGGTAACGACTTTGAATTTGAAGACAGCCGCAAAATCACTAGCTATGGCACAGATACCCTCAAGCTGCATCTTGCTGGAGACTTTTACGAACTTACGTGTATCAGGGTTGGCACTGATTTCATGTGGCTCACAACCAACAAATACCTAGCACCTCATGTGGCTATGATCACTCAAACCGTTTCCCAGACCATCGCGAACGAAACAAGTACTCAGGTGACTTTTGACACAAATACTATCGAAAAAGGGCCGGACGCAGATCATGCAAATAATAAAATTACTATCAAGCGAGCTGGAGTTTACAATCTATCCGCTTATCTTAGGTTTTCTAGCATGGACACTTCCACTACCGGTGCTGTCGTTAAAATTGGAGTAACACCAGACGGTGGATCTATAGTTTATTATAAGACGGGAGCTGCCGCAAACTGGGCCTATGTCGGACTCGAAGATAAGAGACCAACACCGACCACTTCGGTTCTAAGAGAATGTGCGGTTGATGATGTGATTACATTGTATACCTATCAAGATGACCAGAGTTCAGAAGTCACGCTAGTCAACGATGGCACCCTCACCCCATATGCCGATTGGCAAGCTATTTTATCTGTTCAGGAGGTTAGATAATGGCCAGTATAGTAATTTCACCAGAAAACAACATGCTTGAGTTAGTCTCTCTTGCTGGAGGAAGTATGGAGCAAACCGTTTATTCGGTTGATACTTTATATGTGTCGGACGTGTCCCAAGAAGACTTAGATGCGGCCTTGGCTCTGTATTCTGGTGACTTGGAAACATATTTTCTAACACCATTACGCACAGCGGTAAAAAACAGACCGACCCGAGATGCAAATTTTTATATTTCACAATCCTACCCCTCTTATAATAGGGAGTTTTTGTCGGCCCTATGGGAAGAAGCTAGAGCCGATGGGATGGTAAATAGGGTTAATTACATAAGGCAATTAATGACATGGGTTTCATCGGTTGTTTCATATACAATAACTCAGGAAGACGCTCTTGACTTAGAAACGGATCCAGACATAATAAGAAGCTTCTCTATAGATTTTAGCATCTTTGATGCCACAAATCCAAACATTACAATAAAAGCGGCATTGGAAATATTAGATTAGGGGGCTAGTATGACTTATTCGGGTTCTCCTTATAGTTCCATTCCTTACTCCGGCTCCCTTTCGGCCGGAGAAACGATTAGTGGGGCTGCTTCATTATCTGCAACAGCGTCAGTTTCTACCGCTGGTCGAGTTATAAAAAAGGGTGCCGCTTCCCTCACGGCGACCGCGACCACTACAGCCGCTGGTCGAGTTATAAAAAAGGGTGCCGCTTCCCTCACGGCGACCGCGACCACTACAGCCGCTGGTCGAGTTATAAAAAAGGGTGCCGCTTCCCTCACGGCGACCGCGATCACCGCAATCACTGCCACACGAAGGAGATCAGGAGCCTCATCATGGTCTGCTAGTGCGAGCGTATCTTCTGTTGGTACCCCCAGAAGGTTTGGAGCGACATCATGCTCGGCTACTGCTACAATGACTACCGCTGGTACCCGACGGAGATCGGGGGCCGTTTCTTGTTCCGCTAGTGCTACCGTTTCTACTGTTGGTACTCGTGTTCACGTGGCTTCTGCCTCGCTCTCCGCTAGTGCTACTGTTTCTACTGTCGGTACTCGAAGGCAGTTTGGAGCGACTTCTTGTTCTGCTAGTGCCACGATGTCCACTGTTGGCATCCGTAGACAACATGGAGCCGTGTCGTGTTCTGCTACCGCTACCATGTCTACCATTGGCATCCGTAGACAATTTGGAGCCGCATCACTTTCCGCAACCGCAACCTTGGCCGCCGCGGGGTCTGTTGGAGGCACGGTGAGCGGAGCCGCTAGCTTAATTGCAACCGCGTCCGTTGCCACCGCCGGAAAGATTAAGCGGCTTGGTGCTAGTGCAATTACCGCGACCGCAGTACTATCATCCTTGAGTACAGTTAAAAAGCTTGGTTCTGCCACCATTTCTGCTACCGCGTCCCTAGCTGCTGAAGGGTCTGTAGGGGGAGCGGTTAGCGGGGCCGCCAGCTTAAACGCAACAGCGACTATTGCCTCTACCCCCTTAGTAAAAAGAGGCGGTGCGTCTGCAATTTCTTGTAGTGGAACGGTGACTACTTCTGGATCTGTTAAAAAGTATGGTGCTAGTGGTATTTCTGCAAGTGCCCAGACGTCTGTTTCTGGAACAGTAAAGAAACTAGGTGGCTCATCTCTAAGTGCTTCTGGAGCCCTGTCTGCTTCGGGATCATGTATAAGAGGGGGAGCAGCACCGTTGCTTGCTACAGCCGTCTTAACGGCGACGGGCGGAACGGGTGGTGCGGTAACGGGGGCTACTAGCCTATCGGCTTCAGCTACCCTGAACGCTATTGGAAAAATAGATCAATTTCCAGTTGTGGCAGAGTTTATTGTGTATATTAATAGGGATGTTGAATATGGCGTTAATATTAACAGTTTATACGATCAGACGGCAAATATAGAAACCTTTAGAGAGTTTGTAGGATAACAACTATGGCAGCAAATGAAATACATGTCAATGATGTTGGTACGACTTTTCAGTTAACTTTTAAAGACGATGGTGCTATTGTTGATATTAGTTCCGCTTCTGCTGTGCAGATACTACTTATGGGTCCAAACGATACGGCGGTTACAAAGACCGCGACACTTGTGACCGATGGCACTGACGGTAAAGCAAAATACGTAATAGTGGCAGATGATTTGGGTACTGCGGGCACTTGGAAAATTCAAGGCAAGGTTACCTTTTCAACCACTATATATCATAGTGATATTCATAATTTTACTGTTTACAAAAATCTGTAGGATGTTTTTTACGGGGGTATATATATGTGGACCACAGATCTAGTCTTGATGCTTAGAACATTAATAGGCGACCTAGACTCAACTAAATATGCAGACACCAGACTACAGCAGGTGTTAGTTATCGGTGCGTACAATGTCAATAACGACGCTCCTTTTAACAACAATTATGTAATAGACGTAAACGCCTTGACAATTGCTCCGGACCCAATAACAAAAGACGATACGGATTTTAATGTTTTAACGATTTATAAGAGTGCCTGTATTCTTCTTGGAAGCGAAGTAAAGACAGAATCTTCTAATGCGATATCTATCAAAGACGGCCCTTCTTCTATTGATCTAAGAGGCGTTAGTTCAAGCCTGCATGTTATGTACAAAGACTTCTGTGAAAAATACGACGAGATTCTTAGAAAATACAACTACGAAAAAGGAAGTGGAGACGGCACGCCCGCTGGCGTTGCTGTGCTTGGCCCCTACAGTCCCGCAAGCTGGGGTGTTGGCTATAGTAATCGTCGTGGCGGATATTTTTAATCACACACATACTTTAATTAGGAGAAAATAGAAATGGCTGTTACAGCAAATATTAAAGGGTCTGCCTTTAACGAAGGGGGCGGAGTTACCTTTACCAATAATACTGGAGTCTTCGATAAAGGACAGCTAGTTAGCGGTGGTATTAACCAAGCTACTATGGTTTTACCGGGCGATGGGGAGAGGCACCACGTGGATGGGATTACTGCTTCATTGAGTGTGGGTGCAACAACTGCGGAATTAGTTGCGGCTGTTGCGGGGAGAGAGATTGAAGTATTAAGCTACACCTTCATAACCGACACCGCAACAACCGTCACTTGGAAGTCTGATTCCAATGCTATTTCTGGTGCCATGACGATGAGTGGCAACGGCGGTATTGCTCAGTCTGGGACTGACGACGGCTCATTATTGTCTACTAACTCGGGAGAAGCTCTAAAGATTACTAACAGTGCTGGAAATATAAACGGTCACTTCACTTATCGGATAATATAATGGCTTTAAGCATCCCTAGTGGTGTATTTACCACCTTCAATGAGGCGGTTACATTATTTACCAGACCAGCTATACTGGTTTACCCAGAAAAGAAGGAGCAGTGTCCGAACTGCTATCTAGATACAATGGGTACACGCACAAGGTCTGTTAGCCTTTATCGGCCCGGTGGTCCGTATCCATTTGAAAGGGGTATGCCGTGTCCGTACTGTAACGGAAAAGGCTACAAGGCGGTAGAGGTTTCTGAGGAAATTAGTCTCAGGATTTATTATGACAGAAAGTCTTGGGTTCAAATTGGGATTCCGGTTAATATACCTGATGGGTCAGTCCAGACTATTTGCGACATGACAGATCTACCCAAGATAGAGAAATGCAAGTACATGATGCCGCAGTACAATGGTATACAAAATTATGACTCCAACGCAAGATACGAGAGAGACGGAGCATCGCACCCACAGGGGTTTAAACAGAATCCCACCAGCTACGCGGTTACCTTTTGGAATCGGATACATGGTTAACATTAACATAAAAATAATGGAGTCTGATGACGATATCCGAAAGCAGATAAATGCAGCTTTAGTGGATCAGGTCACCAAAAGGCTAGCCAAGTCAACTAGGAGAATAAAAGACGCAATAATCCCGCTAGTTAGGGGGGCATTACTAAGCAGCCCCGAAATATCTTCTCTAAAAGGCGGGGTTTTGCAGGCTGAGTTTGGTTTGGGGTCCGATCCGACCGCCCAGATTATTTCTGCGATAACGGGGAGCTTGAATGTCAGGCTTCAGAGGGTGAATAAAAATTTAGATGGAGGCTTTACACTGGAAATGCAGCCCACAAACTTTTCCAACCTCCTTTCTCTTTCGTCGGCCGAACAGCAGATAGTGGGCGGAAGTATCCCGTGGCTTAGTTGGCTACTCACAGCTGGTGATTCTATTCTCATTGCTAACTTTGGCGTTGAGTTTGGAAGCTACGGAAGGACGGGGAGAGCTAGAATGTCGGGTAATTTTGCACCCTACAAGGTACACAGTTCTTTTTCTGGAACCCCCGATAATAATTTTATCACTAGGGCCATAGAAATGATTTCCCCCCAGATAAAAGATATTATAAGAAAGGAATTATGAGATGGTAGGAGGCTCAAACACAAAACTCAACGTCCCCTCAGATCGTAAGGTTAGCGATGCTACTATATCTGAGATTTTGTTAGATAATTTTGTCAATTTTTATGATTGGGGTTTTTTAGACGTTGGGCAGTTTTACACTATTAGTATTCCCCAGTCTGGTATTTACGGAGGAGACCGTCATAAGCTGCGGGTTGTAGACTCCCCCAATTACAATGCTGGTCAGGCTTGGGAAGGATACCGCCAAAACTGGGTGTGGGAATCCGGTGTGGACGGAACTACCGAACAACCCATACAGATTTCAGGCGTTTTTGTCGACGATGCGTTTTATGCTACGGGAAATGTAACAAAACCATTTTACGTAGACTATCCAAACGGAAGAGTTATGTTTGACACAGCTATATCAAGCACAAGTTCCGTACATCTAGAGTATAGTCACAAGTGGGTGCAGGTTTTTCCAGCCAAAGGTATTCCTTGGTTCCAGCAGTTACAACAGCGGTCTCTTAGAAGCGATGATGGTTTTCAGGTCGCGGGTTCTGGCGGATGGATGTTATTGGGGCAAACTAGGGTACAATTGCCCGCCATTGCTGTGGAGGTTGTTCCTGCCGTATCCACAAAACCCTATGCTTTGGGCGGAGGCCAATGGGTAAATACGGATATTGTTTTTTATATTATGACAGAAAATCATTGGGAATGTACTAATATTCTCGATACGATTATTCAACAAAATGACCGCAGTTTAACGCTTTTTAATCCCACTCAGGTAGCTATTTCCGGTGCGTCACCCTTCAACTATAGGAATGAACTCCGCTATTTGCATTCTTATGCTAGCGGCTTGTATCCAAACTTGGTCGAGTATCACTCGTGGGACAGAAGAAAATGCTTTATAAATCAATCCAGAGGGGGAAATATAGTAGAATTGTCCCCCGAATTATATATGGGTACCGCACGATGTAGTACGGAAGTTAAGCCCTTTTAACAGTTTTTTGTGTATATATTATTAGTCTTTACCAGAGGACTAAAAACAACAGGAGAATATAAATGGCTCGTAACCAAAGAATATTTTATGCCTGCCAAGCCGTAATCATCGTTGGTGAGGGAGCTACAGTTTCCTCAGCCGGTGTGGTCAAAGGTCTTCAGAGTGTTGGGATGAGTTCCAACTTTTCTCTCGATCAGGTCTTTGAAATGGGGCAGCTCGAAATTTATGAAAACATCGAAGATGTTGCTGATATCGAAGTAACCCTTGAAAAGGTTATCGACGGTGAAAAGCTCATCTGGGATCTTACTAGTGCTGGAGCATGTAAAACTGATATTGTTGCTGCTTCAAAAGCAAAATGCGATGTGTATCTAGGTATTTTTGACGATGGCGTGTCTAACGCTACTGGTGTTCCGCGAAATGTTTGCTGGAACTCTGGTATGTATACGTCTTCCATCTCTTATAGCTATAGTATCGATGGTAGTGCTACAGAATCTGTGACCTTAGTTGGTAATGATAGATTCTGGAATTCGGTCACAAATAGGACCGGCACCACCGCTGGTACTAGATGGAGTTCTAATCCTACTGCAGCGTTCAGTGGTAGCGATACTCCAAAATCCGGCGTTGTTCGTCGTAACGAGGTGGACATGATTGGGTCGGAATTGCCGGATGTTGTCAAAGGACAATTGGGTGATGATGCTGTCGGAAAAGGTGGAAATTACCACATCCAAAGTGTTAGTGTTAGTACTGACATGAGTCAGGAAAACATTATGGAACTGGGCCGATTCGGACCGTATCACAGGTTTGCATCTTTCCCAATCGAAGTTACCTGCGAGTTTGAAGTTATCGCTACTTCTGGTGACCTCCAGACGGTTTCCGGTGACGGTCCGAACCTTACGGGTGAAGAGATTGTCATTAGGGATGCCGCCGGTACCGTTCTCAACTTAGGGCTTAAGAACAAGCTATCGTCGGTTTCTTATTCCGGTGCAGACACCGGTGGTGGAAACGCTACAGTTAGCTATTCGTATAGCAACTATAACTCGTTGACAGCAGATGGTGGTAGTTAATAAACTGTATTAGCTTAGGATTAGGATCTTGGATGATATTTACTACGAGAAAATTCTAAATAGAATAATTCAAGGTCGTCTACGCGTAAAGCTGGGCGATCTTGTTTTATTCATTTCTGAACCTTCCAGAGATGTACTGGAAGAATCTTATGATATATGGCAGGAGTACTATGATCTTTCGTATTACTCCGGCGATGTTTATTCAAAGGACGAAATTCTAGAGATTTTACTAGAGAATGACATGTGGGACCCTCACGACGATCAAAACGCTGATCAGATGGAGGAACAAATAGAAGAGCTGAAAGTACAGGCTTTTCAAGCCCACTTCAATGTAAAGAAGTTGGTCGGAATAAAAAGACAGATACGACACGTTGAGAAACTAATGGTGGACCTTAGAATGAAAAGTAAGCAACTCGATCACGTAACCTGTTCAGGGCTTGCTAATTTTGCACGAAAAAGCTGGTTAGTTTCACGAACCACTAAGCTGGCAGACGGTTCTTTATTTGACTTCGGGACACATTCATTGTCCACTATTATGGATCTTTATGCCCATCACGCAATTGAGCCCGACACTTTTAGAAGGATAGCCCGTACAAATCCGTGGCGTGCAATGTGGGGGTCGGGCAAAGCGAGCGGAATGGTTTTTGGCAAACCTTCTTGCGATCTAGACACAAATCAACTAAGTCTATGTTCTTTTTCCAGTATGTATGATAACGTTTTCGAAAGTCCAGACGCCCCAAAAGAATCGATAATTGAGGACAACGATTGCTTAGACGGTTGGTTTATTGTACAAAAAAGAAAATACGAGCAACAAAAGAAAGAGATGGAGAAAAATCAGGCGGTTAGCAATAGTAAAATAGCAAGTTCCGACGAGGTGTTCCTGATGGCTGACGATCAGTACGAGGCTCAAGAAATATACGCTATGAACGACCCGCTAGCAAGACAAACTATAAAGCAGAGACAAGCTCAAATTAAGAATGCGGACGGAGAACTTATACATCTCAGAGATCTTAAAGATGTCAAAGAAGATAACTATATGGCCCGAGTTGAGGCTCAGAAACAGAAGATGGGACAGATGTCCAAAGGAGGAAGATAATGACAAATAGAGACGACTATAACGCGTTTTTGCAAAAATCTTTGAGCATGAAAACCATACGAGAAGAGAGACAACGGGAAGTTTCCAGAGATGGGCTTTTTAAGTCTGCTAAGAAAAAGATACAAACCACAATGATCGGTGCGTTGTCCACAGTTGAGGACGGTTTTGGGTTTTTGTGGGCGTTTAATCCAGACGACGAAAATTCGGATTTAACCCCAGAGCAGAGGCACCTAAAAAATATATACGAAGATGCTAGGGCTAAAATTTTAGATAGGGGAAACACACAAATTAGGAATTTAGAAATCGATTTCGGAAATTACGAGGTAACTAGAAAAAAGCACTATATTAACTTACCGGTTTTGTCGACACAAGGCCAAGATGAGAGAGGACAATCTCTCTCGGACTCACTTACTCAATCTCAGGAGAATAACAATGACGGACAAGAAAAAAGATAGAATTATCGACACTAAAGACAAGGACGGAAAAGACATCAAGATTTTATTGAAGACTCCTACGGCACAGGAATACCGAGACTCTCAGGTAGAGTACAACAAAGCATTCCGAAAAGCCTTAGACTCTGGTGCTCTATTGCGACAAAAGCTAACCGACTATATGGAAGAGCAGGGCATTTGGGACGAAGAGAAGCAAAAACAGAATGATGATTACGTTAAGAAGATTACTACTAAGGAAGAAACCCTTAAGAGGGGTGGTATTCGCTTGTCTGAAGCAAAAGAGATTGCTTTGGAGCTAAGAGTTCTTCGTAGCGATTTTCGAGACTTCCTTTCTGAGAAAAATTCTATGGATCAGAATTCAGCCGAAGGTCAGGCCGATAATGCTAGATTCACAGAACTGGTTAGGGTATGTATGCTAAACCCTAATTCCAAGCAACCTTATTTTCAGAATCAGGATGATTACGATGCTGCGGCTGATCAGCCGTGGGTTATCGAAGCTGCGAGTGAATTAGCTGGTATGATTTACGGACTTGATCCCAATTATGATAATAAGCTCGCAGAAAATAAGTTCTTGAAGGAGTTCGATTTTGTCAACGAAGATCTTCGTCTGCAAAATGAGGATGGCCACTTGATTGATGGAGATGATCGTCTTATTACAGAAGAGGGAAGATATGTCGATTATCGTACAAAAGAAGACGAAACATCTCAAAATGAGGAAAACCGTTTTTATGTAAACAGGGACGGCGAAGAGGTGCTTGAAGTCATCGACGAAGACGGGACCAGCAGATGGGAAAAACCCGGTTATGACAAAAGATCACCGTTTTTGGACGACGACGACAATCCTGTTGTGTCCAAGAAAGAAACCGAAGAAGCAGAAGCAGCAGAAGCAGAAGCAGCAGAAGCGTCTGACGAGCCTTCCGAGGAAGAATCGGCCAAACCTGCACCAAAAAGAAAGAAGAAGCCCACAAAAACAGAATCCGTGGAAACTGACACTGACGCCTCTTAATTGTGTATTAAATTTAGGATGTTCATATTATGGGTAAAGTGATTACTTTCCCCATTTTTAAAGAGTAAGAAGGCAAAAATGGCACAAGCTTTTAATCTAACGGCACAAATACAGCTACAGGCACCGACCAACACGGGCCGAGTAGTTAGCCAGATAAAAAAGAGTCTCGGGAATCTTAAAGTTAATGTTAAGATTCAGGGAGACGCTAAAAGCTTGTCTACCGTGCAGAATCAGCTCAAGAATGTAGATAAGTCGGCCAGAGCCTCCGCTCAGGGGATGAATCAGCTTAATAAAAATATTGCAGAAGCTGCCCGTAGGTTTAGTGTAATAACTATTGCTACGGGTAGCATGATTGCATTAGCTAGGGCTATTAAGAACTCTGTAGGTGCCGCCGTCGAGTTTGAAAGAGAGCTTATTAAGATATCTCAGGTTACTGGCAAGAGTATCACTGGGCTTAGGGGGTTGTCAGCCGAGGTTACAAGACTGTCTACCACTTTAGGTGTGTCAAATCAGAGCCTCTTGGAAACCGCTAGAATCTTGGCTCAGGCTGGTTATTCTGCGATAAAGACAAAACAGGCGTTAGAAATCTTAGCTAACACCACTTTGGCACCCAGTTTTGATAACATTATTGACACCACTGAAGGTGCAATCGCTGTTGTCAATCAGTTTGGCCGAGAGGCGAAAGCAACGGGAGATGATATCAAGTTCCTTGAGGAATCTCTTGACGCCATCAACGCCGTGTCTAAAACATTTGCCGTTGAGTCAAGAGACTTAATTACGACAATTCGACGTACTGGTGGTGTCTTTGAGGCTGCTGGAGGTAAATTAAATGAGTTGATTGCTCTGTTTACATCTGTACGACAAACGACTCGTGAGTCTGCTGAAACTATTGCAACGGGCTTTAGAACTATTTTCACGAGGTTGCAGCGTGGAGAGACGTTAGAAGCGTTGGAGCAATTGGGGATAAAACTGTCAGATCTTGACGGTAAGTTTATCGGCCCAATGAAAGCTATTGAGGCTTTAGCGAACGGTCTTGCGGGCCTAGATCCTAAAGACGTAAGGTTCAATGAAATCGTTGAACAGCTTGGTGGTTTTCGTCAAATTGGTAAAGTCATCCCTCTTATTAAGCAATATGCTGTTGCTGAAAACGCTTTATCTGTGGCTAACAGTGCTGCCGGTTCTACGGCAAGAGACGCCCAAATTGCACAACAGGGATTAGGAGTTCAGTTTCAGAAGGTAAGAGAGCAGTTCGACGCCCTGATGCGTAAGTTTGTTGACAGTAGCTCATTCAGGTCTATGGCAGGCACCGTTCTTGAGCTTGCTGAATCCTTTATTAAATTTGCTGGAGCGTTGGAAGAAATATTGCCAATGCTTATTGCTTTAGCGGCCATTAAAATAGGAAGAATGATGGCTCCCGGTGTTGCGGGTTTGATGGGGGGCCGAGGCGGAGGCCGAGGCGGAGGAAGGCATTTCGGTGGTAAGGTAACTGGATACGCTGGAGGTGGCTGGGTTCCCGGGCAGGGCAACCGCGATACCGTTCCGGCTATGTTGACGCCGGGCGAGTTTGTTATCAAAAAGAGTAGTGCTCAAAAACTTGGTGCCCAGAAGTTAGGGGAAATGAACAGTCCCCAGAGGTTTGGAAAAGGGGGGAAAATAGTTGGGGCGGGCGGAGGAACAGAAGCTAGCCATATAGGCGGACAATTAAACATATCCGCGAAGGATGTGAAAGCCATTCTAGCATCAAAAAATATGAAGTTTAGAAGGTCTTATGTGGCCAACGTTCTTGATAAGGATATAACTTCATACTATAAAAAACCGGCCGACGACTCGGATAAGGCCAAGAAGGCCGCGATTGCTGCTGGGGACATACTCGTTAACAAAGCCTATAACGAAGCGTCCAAAACGGGTGGTCGCAAACTATTAGCAAAGATGGGGATGTCTATTAAAACACCCGTTATGCTGGATCTTCCTACAAGCTTTAATCAAGCACTGAGAGCGACTGATGTAGATCTGGTATCCAAACAGGGTCTCGCTAGTAGTATAAAATCTCTGCCGTCGTTATTTACGGGGTCGGGTGGTGCTAAAGCATTGCCCGTGAAACTCCAAAAGGCAATCAAAGAGAGTGGCAAAGAGTCTATACTGCGATCACAATTGGCGGCTTCTCTGCCATCGCCAAAACACCCGCCGGGATCTAAGATGAATCCAACCAAGGCAATAGCGTATGACTCAGACCCAGAACTAAACCCACTGAAGAGATCGCTTCAAATAGAATTGGGGAAGATCAGCCCAGAAGTCACGA